CTTGGCCAGGGCCATCGACTCGCCGATGGACGCCGGGGCGCCGTTCTTGTTGGACACCGTGTCGAAGATGGTCCAGGCGCGACCGCAGAGCGTGTCCGGCTTGGGACGACGGACGCCGTTCTGCTCCGGTTGGCGGTTGGCCTCGCGGATGGCCTCGTTGCGGGCCTTGGCAGCAGCCTTCTCGTCCAGCTTCGCCTGCTTGGCAGCAGCAGCGGCCTCAGCCTTGGCGGCCTTTTCGGCGACCTTGGCAGCAGCCTTCTCGGCCGCGACGCGCTCGCGTTCGACCTTGGCGGCCTCCTTGGCAGCTTCCTTGGCAGCCTTGGCGGCCTCCTTGGCAGCTTCCTTGGCGGCGGCAGCGGCGGCGGCTTCAGCGGCGTCGGCAACCGGGGGGACGGTGCCCTCGGTCGGTACGGGCGGAACGCCCGGGGTGGCAGTCTTACGGCTCATATTCGTAGTCCTTCTTCTGTTGAATCATTGCTCCCTTGGGCGGGACGGGTGACCCTAGCACTGCGGATTCAGGGGTGCAAGCGATTATTCGAATCTATTTCACCCGTTGTTTCATCCAGTCTCCAAGTGCTGTGGAGCTGGTCGTCTTCTTGATGCTGTGTTCGGTTTCCAGGACTTGCATCATCTCCTTCCGCAACGCCAGGACCGTGTCCTTGTCCATGGGCTTGCCAGCGGCCTCCCACATTTCGTCAGCGACCTTAAATATGCGGGGGCGGCTGCTTGACCCCGGAGCGCGTGGGGCCGCTGTGGGCCGCGCTGGGGCCCGATTCGCGGGGTCGTGGGGTACTGGGGGCGGCGGGGTGTGTATGCGCTGTACGCCGCGCGCTGTGGCATCGTGCCAGTCGGGCATCGGCGGGGTCTTCAGCGGGAAAAGTTCGTTGACCTGGGCGGGGACTTTGGCGCCGAGGGCGTAGCGAAGTATCGTCCGAGCATCCTCCGCCCGGTACTTGGCAGCACACTCGCACTGAGCCTCGAGCTCAGCGTGGTCAACCTTCGTCGGGGTAGCTGCGCCAAGCAGGGTGGCCAGAGCGTGCCGGATGGCAAGGTCGTCCCACAGAGCAGCACTGCCCCCGGTCATATTGTGATAGAGCTTCTTGAGCTCCATGCCTGTTAGCTGGTCCAGGAACAGGTCGCTCGACGTATCCTGGACGAGGACATAGTCAATGTCGGCGCACTCAAGATAGACAAGGTCGTGTACAATGCCCGGGACGCGATGCGCGTGAAGGGCGCGCAGACTGTTCATATCGATAGAGACGTACATGGGAACTCCTAGTTCTGTCCCGTACCCTTAGAGCGAACAGTCTGGTCGCGCAAGCCTAAAATGGAATGTCGTCTTCGAGACAGTGTAATGCCTCGCGGCGCTCCGGTGTGTCATACTTGCTCCGGGGCTTCTCCACATCCGCCCCGGGGCGAACGTCGGTCGCGTGAGTAGTACCAAAGGCGCTACCATCGAAGCACGCCGACATGATCTCGGGGTACTTCTTGTTCAACCAGACTCTGAGGTGTGTGGCGGGGGCGAGGTGCGGTGCCATCATCAGTGCTGTATCGGTACTCTCAGGGAAAGGCATGAGCGACCGCTCCTTCCACCACTTACGCGCCTTGCGGCCGCCCCAATCTGCATGTTCGATAAGAACGTACTCGTCGTAGGCTTTGATGCCGCAGAAGTAGCTCACTTTCATCATTGGGGCGCTGCCAACCTTCTCGTGGCGCGAGTAGGTGATATGGTCAACCTTCAGCACCTCGACGACGGGAAGGTCGCCTTTGATCAGATCCTCGCTGGCGGCCGCCATCTGCAGCTTGGTCATGAAGGTGAACTCGTGACCACAACCCATGTCGCTCTTGATCGGTTGCCCGCCACAGTACTTGACGCTGGCATGGTTCCACGTTTCACAGACGTCGCAACACTTGACCGGGGCAGTCCCACCCTTCTCGCCCTTGCGACGGGGGACGACCGGGTCGTTGATGGGTCCTAGCTTCTTCGTGTTGCCGGCGTAGTCAAGAACGAGGCAGTTGTGCTTCCCACCCGCCGCGATAGCGGACAAGCGGCCGCCCAGGTCGGTGAGGTCGAAGCCCGGTGCATACAGGGGTCGCGTCCCCCGGCCGAGCATCTGCACCCATAGAACCGCGGACGCCGTGGGGCGCAGCACAACGATCATATCGATCTCGGGGTCGTCGAAGCCGGTCGTCAGGACGTTATTGTTGACAACCGCTCGCAGCCTCCCCGCTTTGAAGTCGCGAATCGTTTCGTCCCGCCCGGCGCGCTTGCTATGGACTGAGCCGCAGGGCACTCCGAACGAGGTCAACATCTCCGCAATGTGGTCAGCGTGGTCGGTCCCCGACGCGAAGATAAGCCACTTCTTCCGGTCGTGCCCAATCTCGATCGCTTCACGGAGAGCGGCTTCGGTGATGTGATCCTGGTCGACCGCGGCCTGGAGTTCCGACTCAATGAACTCACCGCCCCGCATGTGAACCCCCGACACGTCTAGCAGGGTGCGGGTTCGGCGTGGGACCAGTGGGCAAAGGTACCCCTCAGCGATCAACCGATTGAACGCTTCAAGGCCGGTGATGTCGAAACAGACGTCCGTGAACAATGCAGGCTCGAGCTTGCCCTTAACCTCGACCGGGTCGGTGATGCGCCCGTGCCCAAGCCGCCATGGCGTAGCAGTAAGCCCGATCACTTTCAGATGGGGGTTGATGGACTTCAAGCCCGCGATGAACGCCCGGTACATGGTGGCGTCCGTCGGGCTGACAAGGTGCGCCTCGTCAACAATGATCAAGTCGACCTTACCGAACATCGCCCAGATCTTGGCGACCGACGCGATCCCGGCGAACGTGATTGCTGCCCCGAGGTCCTTCCGGTTGAGGCCAGCACTGTAGATGCCAGCAGGCGCGAACGCCCACAGCATCATCATCTTCTCATAGTTCTGCTGAATCAGCTCCTTGACGTGTGTCAGGACAAGGATCTTGGTCTGCGGCCATGCGGTGAGCGCGCTTTGGCAGAAGCGAGCGATCACAATGCTCTTCCCAGTGCCGGTAGGCATGGCGACCACAGGGTTGCCGATGTTGCCGGAGCGGAAGTAGTTCCAGATCGACTCGACTGCTTCAGTCTGGTACGGGCGGTCGATAAGCATTACAGAGGCATCTGCTCGTAACGATCGCACCCGACCTGAGCCAGCTCCTTGTCGATTAGAATGTTGCGCAAGGAACAGGTCCACGTCTTGTTCGGCCCGGGGGCGCTGTGAGGACAGGTGCGGCAGTTACGGTCGGCTGGCGCGCCCAGATGGCAGACAGGCTTGTGGTCACAGAAGCGGCACTTGTAGAAGCCAGGCGACTCGTTGATGCGCTTGGGCGGGGTCTTCAGCCAGACGATTTGCTCGCCTCGGTCAAGGAACTGGTCAGCGATGGCGGTGTCGAGCGTGACGAGTTCCATATAGATGTCGTCGGTGTTCTTGTTGACGGCCCCGTACAAAGCGACCGTGAGGTTCATCTTCCTCATGTACTGTTGCATCTGAACGTAGTGTTCGAACTTGGCATCGCGCACCCCCTTCCCCTCAAAGGGGTGGCGGCGCGGGTCTTCGAGGTGCTTCCTCCACTTGTCGAGCGGGCCGGCAAGCTCCTTGAACGAGGTGTCGCCGTGAGTCTTGAACTCAGCGAGGGCAGGGGTGCGAACTTCGAAGTCCGGGAGGCCAACAATGACACCATCGCCCGAGCCGCCGTAGTGACCCTCAGCGTGACTGATTCGAAACTGGTTCCCGTCGGCATCCTGTTGGAAAACTTCGCACCCGATCATAAGGAACATCGGGATGAAGCGACCTTCCTCCAGGTGTCCCCGGTTGAACAGGCGCAGGATGCGCCCATCGAACATTTTCCGCGTGACCCAGCGCCAGGAGTACCAGATAGAACGAGCGCATTCCGTCCCAATGATCGACGCCCCAAGGTGTGAGCGGTGCCCCTCCTTCTCGGTGCGGTAGGCGTCCCCGATGTGTGGGAGTACCCTCTGGAGCCAACCCCGATACAATGCGCCTTGGTCCGCCTGTATGGCAGCGTCGATTGCCGCCATCGTCTTGTAGGCAAGTGTGACGTATGCCATTCATTCCTCTGATGTCGCTAGGTGGAGAGCGGGGACCGTGGAAGGGGGGGGATCACGTCCGGGGGAAGGAGGCACAACGCCCGACAAACCCCGCTCTCCGCCTAGAGACACCAGAGAGCCGAAGCCCTCTGGTGACCCCAGTTTTAGGCCGAAGCGGTGGCCCAGGGCGGGACAGCCGATTGGGCGGGGTGGGCTTCCTGCGGAGCAGCAGGGGACGGAGCAGCCGCCGGCGGGGCCAGGGCAGCAGCCGGAGCAGCGGCCCAGGGCTGAGCAGCGGGCGCCGCCGGAGCAGCCGGAGCAGCGGAAGCGGCGGGGTACATCGCTGCCACCTCCTCATCCTTCTTGACCTCCTGGCCCTTGTAGTGATAGCCGGCCGTGTCCGGGTGCTTGATCCAGCCGTCGGCGACCGCGGCTTCCAGACCCGAGGGCTTGGCAGCGACGGGAGCGGGAGCCGGGGCAGCCGGGGCAGCGGGGGCGGGAGGGGACATGGTAGTACCGAAGCCAGCCGGCATCGCAGGCGCGGCCCCAGCGCCCGGCGCGGGAGCACCGAACGAAGCAGGGGGAGCACCGGCCGGCGGAGCGCCAGCCATGTCGACCTGCTCGTTGATGTTCTTGTAGGCCGTGATGTCGTTGGAGGCTTCGTACTCGCCCGAAGCGGGGCGAATCTTCACCTTCACCTTCAGCGGCAGGCCGTGGAGTTGCGCGCTGTCCTGGATATGGAGCACGCCGACAGCGTGGCCGATGGCCGAAAGCTGCTTCATGGCGATCTCGACCGTCTGCTGATTCGAGTTCTTCAGATTCAGACGGGCGAACAGCTTGCGGCCGTGGTACTGGCCGTCCAGGATGTTAAAGCGGGCTTCCAGGTACGAGCCGAGAGCGTCCTTGGTCGGCTTCATTGAAGACTCGTCCATGGCCACGTTGTACCAGCCAGCGGGGACCACGTCAAACCCGGCATCGGGCTCGATTTGGGTTGCGTCGAAGTTCAGTTGAACCATAGGGTAGAAGGCCCTCCTTAGGCCTGTTGTATCTTTGCAAAGATAGCGCCGAGGTGCGGATATTCGACCGGAGCGAGCGCCCCACTCCGGTCCTTCGCTTCGTACTGCAGATCGGGTTGAGTCTGCAGGAACCGATATGAATCCCCTTGCGGGGTCTTGCCAACGCCGAGGCGGAACACCTCGTCGAAGAAGTAGGGGAGCGACGGTCCCAGCTTGCTACCGGGGACGGCCGGGCCATACTTGACCACACCCGTCATCTCGTCTTTCGTCGGCTCCATTTTGGCGGAGATCACGACGTGCTTCCCGGGGAGGTCGCGGAAGGCGCGGATCAGGTTCTGCCCCTTCTCGATGAGCTCGCCGTACGCCTGGCGCGGGTCCTTGACCTGCCGCTTGGCGTTGTTCAGGACCACCTCCATCACTTCGGAGATGCTGTCCAGCCCGACCGTCTGAAACTGACGCGCTTCCGCGCTCTGCAGACACCAGAGGTGGGCCTGTGTCAGGTCCTCGATTGTGGAGACCTTGATGATGGGCATGTTGTACGTGATGCCAGCTGTCCCGACGCCGTATAAGCGTTCGATGTTGCGCGGAGCGAGCGACAAGGACCCCGACTCGGCACTGATCAGGACCGGCGACGGTGCGGTGGCGTTCAGAACGGTCT